GTAGGATTAGTTTTTTCAGGGTTGAAAGAAATAGGTTTTACTTCTTCGAGTTCAACTTTTTCAGTAGCTTCTTCAGTAGTAACTTCTGTAGTAGGCTCAACTTTAGAAAACGTTTCCAATTTAGCTTTCAATTCTTCGTTCTCAAGTTTCAATGCTTCCATCTCAGAGAAGAACGTTTCTTTAATGATAGACTCAACCGTCTTTTTAGGAGTAGAAACCTCTACTTCAGCTTCCGCTTCAACAGGCACTTCCGCTTCAGGTTGTTCCATTGGCGCTTCTTCTTCTTGTGCTGGTGCTTCTTTAACTTCAGCAATGATACCTTCTACTGCTACCACAAGAATACGACCATCTTCTAATTCATATTCACCTACAGGCAAAGGAATTTTTTGTTCGTCTTCTGTTACGATTACTACCGCCATCTCAGGATCAAAAGAATCCGCTTCGATTACAGTTACTCCATCAGCTAACATCATTTGCTCAAGTTTAACTTCCATTCCAAGAAGTTGTTTAATTTGGTTTATTACGTTTGTTTTCATATTAATCGTTTTGCCAAGAATAAGTTTTTAATGCTGTATTTGCGTTGTCAACTGCCATATAACCTTTATCGACATCTGAATAACCAGGTATAGATTTAGGATCAATTCCAAGGTCTTTAGCTTGTTTATCAATTTTGTCTAATGTTGTTCCAATTTTCGATAGCATTTTACTAACGTTATCCGAATATTTATTAGCCGCTGCCATTGCTTTATCCGCATTAGATTGTGAATCAGTAATCATTTTTGCCGCTGCTACTTTTGCTTTTGCTATATTATCATCCGCAGCTTTTAATTTTGCAGACTCTACTGGCAATGCTTTTAAAATTCCATCTAAATCAGCTTTTGCTTTTGCTATATCTTCAGCTGCTCCAAGATTCATTCTATGAGAAGCTAATTTAACATCGTTTAGTTTATCAGCTTTTTCAATTTTAGATAAAATGTTGTTTAATGTACTCATCGCTTTTTCTTTTATTAACTATTTATTATTTACTCTGTTGTATTTTTACCCGTGAGTAGTTACGATAGTTCGCTGTGAATTCGTGTTTACTACGGTAGATGTTTGCTGATTAACAATGCTTCCTACTCCTTGTGCTTGTAGTGTTCCGTCGCAGCATTCTGCCTTATACGTTCCGTCATCACATAGACATCCACGTCTACCACCTTTGGGAGATGTGTTACTTAGTGTTTTTTGTTTTTTTGCCATATCTATTATTTTGTATAATATATTAGTCATTATCCGTCTTTTTAATGCTTAATGATTAATATATGAGTCGTTATACTTCGTTTACTGTTAAAATTATACTCGGTGTTTCAGGATAAGGAACCGTTGTGTTAGCTGGATCGTATCTTAAATCTATTGCATCGTCTTGTGTCCACATCAATTCGCAATATTGACCAGCAGTTAACTTTATGAAAAAGTTCCACGCTGCTACCAAATAAATAGCATTCGCTTGTACTGCTAAGTGAGTTGCCGTATATGCTACATCAGTTCCGTTTTTTCGCATCCATATTACAACTTGTTTAGTAGCACCACCAATTTCTCTTTGTAGCTGAGCAGAAAACATAATGTTATATACTCCCGTCTTAGAAACAGTAATACGTGTAGGATGTCCACTTCCGTTATTTGCTATACTCACTCCACTTGTTGCGTCAGAATCCACAGAATTAAATCTCATAGCTTCAATACCTCCACTTGTACAAGTTTGCGTAGTAGTGTCATAAAACGATCCTCTGTCTTTTGTTAGAGATGGCTCAATGATTGGTGCTAATCCATCTGCAAAGTCCTGTACGCTAACTCGCTTTATTACATCACTATTTACATCGTCTAAATAAAGTAAGTCCGCTGGATCAATAGTGGTAAAATCTTTATATCTTATGAAATATGGAATTTCCATTTATCCTTGTCCTGTATAAAGTTTCTTGTAATTTTTACTTGACTTCAATTTACTCGCTTTCGTCTTTGCGTGAACATTAGGTCTTTTAACCTTTGGCTTTTTAAGAAAGTTAGTGACGTTAGTTTGTTTCGCCATTGCGGATAATCTCTTTTATTTTTTCAATAAGTTCATCTTCTGTTTGTGGCTCACTAATCGTATCTTTAAGGCTCATTTCGTATTTGTCTGCGAAGTAACCTTCTATTGAAAAGCCTTTAACCTTACCTTCTTTTACGTCTTTCCACACCTCATCATTGTTTACCTTCATAGAAATCATCCACGTTCCTACTGGCAAATCAAAACCATATAATCGGGATTTATCCGATTTCTCATCGTCAATGATCCAACTTTCTACTACACTTAAACCTTCTAACTTGTCTTTGTGTTCGTAGGTAGCGTTATTCTGATTTGAACGCATAAGGAAAAGTTCGGAAGCCTTCTTAACTGTTTGCTCACTAAAGAAAATGTAATACTCCTCTTTCTTTTCGTTTACTCGGTAGATTTGTTTATTAGGGATTAAAGCAGCACCCATCAAGATACGCTTCTCTTCGTCTATCTTTTTGAGTTGTACTTCTTGTTTGTTTAGGGCAATAAAGTTTTCTTCTATTGCTGGAGATGAAACTACGCTTACGGCATCTATACCGCTCATTTCGTCTTTCTCGTCTATTACTAATTCTATAATTTTCATAACCTATTAACTTAATGTTTAACCGAACGTTGCGTAATTAATTCTATTCCTATCTAAATTCTGTGCTGTAGTAACCTCACCACTCACTACATACGCTTGGATAGGTTGACCACCTAAACCTGCAAGTGGATTAGTAGCTTGTGCATTACCTACTATATTGAAGTTGGGAGAGATTACCGAAGAAGTAGCGCCACCACCACCTGCACCCGAATAAGGATTGCCACCACCACCAACGGCACCACCTCCTTCAAATTGCTGTGAAGCTATTTGTTTAACATTTAATAAACCTGCAGTAACAGCAGCAGCGGCAGCAGCTATACCTAATGCTGGACCAACTACAGGAATACCTGCCAAAGACGAATAAGCAGCGGTAGCAGATTTATATGTATCAATGGTTGTTTGTGCTATACCTACAGCCTTTTGAATTTCAAATGCTTTCTTTTGTTGTGCTTCGCTTTCACCTGCAAATAATTGAGCAAGGTTTCCAATAGTAGTTAAGGTGTTTTGTACAGCTTGAAGTTTTAAATCTTGCTCTTGTTTATTTATTTCTTTTCTTTGCTTTGCATATTTAGCCTCTATAGCTGTTATTTCACCTTCAGTTAGTTCTTTGTTGGATAATTCTTGCTCTCTTTGTAATTCAAGTAAATCTCTTTTGGCTTGAAAGTTATTTTCATTAGCTATTAATTCAGCTTCTAAATAACCTTGCGCATCTTTAAACTCCTCTTCTTTTAATTTCTTAATAAATTCAGCATCACGTTTAGCTAACTCTTCTTTTGTACCGTAAAGACTTTGAATTATTTTTAATTCTTTTTCTTTTCGGTGTTCTTGTATCTTTAAAAGATCATCTAAAATTTCTTTACCTATAGTTATTAGTTTTTCTCCACGCTCTTTTTCTTGTTCCCATTCTTCATTAGCTGCTTTCGCTCGTTGTTCTTTTGCATTCTTACGTACTTTTTTTGCATTTTCCTCTACCTTCTTTTTATTTTCTGCTAAAAAAAATTCATTATCATATGCTATTTGATGGTAGTAATCTTTAGACTGCTTCTGTAGTTCGTTGTAGCGTTCACGTGAAGTCTTTAGCTGTTCTCTGATGCTTTCAGCTTCTTCCTCATCTCCTTGATCCATTAACTGCTTATACAGCCTTCTCAAGTTTTGGTAGCTATACTTTTCTTTTACGTGAGCCTTCGCTTTTTCATCAGCTAATTTTCTCGTGTTTTTCTGCTCTTGCTCAAAGATAGCTTGTTCAGTTGCACCTTGTGCCTCCATTAAAGCTATACGTTCTTCTTGTCTCTTTTTTAAAGACTCAAAGTTAGCATCTATTGCTCTTCTCTGATTCTCTAAAGCCTTTGTGTAATCTTCAGCAGCTTCTTTAGCATTGCCTGTCTCTCTTGTAAAGAATGCAATAGCACCTACCAAAGCAGTAATAGCAGCAATTACAAGACCAATAGGATTAGCCTTCATTACCGTATTAAGAACTTTCATAGCAGCAGCAGCAGCATATTCAGCTACAGCAAGTGCTTTCTGTCCTACAACCGTCTGACCTATTACGGCTTTCAATTGAATGAAAGAATCTTTGGCTTCCATTAGTCCCTGCACACCTTGAGACAAAGCCATAGCAGATTGAACATTAAGCAATGCTTTTTGAACGCTGTCAGATTCTACACCTATGAGTCCTAATGCTCCTTCAAATGCTTGAAATCCATTTAACACTCCGCCAATAGAAGCAGATAACGCATTAAACTTAGCGTCAGGGTTGAACGCATCTGTCAACGCTTTAGCATCTCCAATAGCATCTTTTAATTCAGCGGCTTTCTTGGCAGCATTAATAGCCTCTTGAGATGTCGCTCCGAACTTTTCAGATAATGCAGCAACCTCTGCCTGTGCTTTTCTTAATTCAGATTTTAAGCTACCAACGGAATCCGCCTTTATCTCTAATTCTATTACTTTCTTTTCAGCCATTACTTATAGTCTTTTTCTTTTAACTTACGTTTGCCCTGTTTGTATGCTTCACGAATAGAAGTAGGTATTTTATGTTTACCTTTTGCTATGTCTATATAGTCCGACTTTCCGTAGAAATCGTCAATCTTTAGTAAGTCTAATATGTTCTTTATCATAAATCCGATATTACAAATGGATAATCTTGCTTTTCTGTGGTTCCGTCTTCAAATAGGAATGTAATCTCTACGTTCAATACTTCAGCACTACCTTCTTCGCTTCGTAAATTAAAAAAGTCTTCCGTATCTAAAGTGTCTCCGTCTTCTGTGAGTAATAAATATCCGCTATCTGGATTCGCTGGAATAGCAAACTGAACATTAGTATCTGCATATGCTCTGTCAGGAGTAGCCACAATTCCAGTAGTACCTTCGTCTATGTTAAACTCAATTGCTCCATTAGGCATTATAACAGGGCTTTTAAGCGTTAATCCGCCTTTTGGTATAAACCATTTCGGTCTTTTACGGATAATCTTTCTGAAATCAAGTAATAAAACTAAATCTACCTCTCCAGTTGTTAGGTTAGTTTTCATCTCGTTTATAACATAACGCTTATCACGGATGATTACACGATCATTTAAACGGATAGATGTTAATAACGTCAAAGGAAAATAGCATTTAACGTATACTAATCTGTTCTTTTTTACATAAAGGTTATTTATGTAATTTGAATAGTACGTGTTGAATATGTGGTTATTTACTACTATCTCACGTAAAGAACTGATTTCAGGCCCAAAGTTTAAGCTGAAGTTTTGACCATTGGCATACGTATCTTGACCGAATGGCATATAATTAGTAAGCGTAGCTACAGATGAAGCGTTATTAAACTTGAAATTACAAGTCTTCTGTTCTGCCATGTATAATAGCATAGGCTTCGGAATGTATTTACCGAAGTTTCTATTAATGCAATAGCCTACCTGTAGATCAGTTCCTGTAAATTTATTATGTAGTAAATTCTCAAAAGGTGATTCTATTACATATTCAGCACCATCATAGTCATAGGTTTGCTCTAAATCTCCGTATTCTCTTCCGAATGTATCTGCAAAATAACCATTAGTAAAAGATTCTGACTGCTGATATTTAAATGCTATTCGTTTATATAACGGCACACGCTGAATATCAATACTATCTATATCTGTATGCTTGGTAATGTCTATGATTCGCCCTTTATTATACCAATCTTCTAATGGCATTAATTCAAATGTAGTAGGATTTAAAGGTGCTATTGTTAGATTAAATTCTTTTAGCATTCCTTTGACAAAATCCGATACGGTCATATCTGGAATGTTATTCCCAATATCTAAATTAGCTATAAGCGAAAGAGTAGGTGTAGTAGCGTTAAATATCAATAAAGTAAATATTTGAGAAAGCGTACCACTTCCGTCATCGTACCACTCTGTCCTGTATTGATTATAATAAATATCTATGTCTACGTTAATAGCTGCATTTGCTCTAATAACAAAATACATAGTTTTATCTAATCCTACATCATTGCTATAAATAAGTGCATCAATAGTTCCTGTGCCATTTCCTTGTATGGTAGTCTCTAAAAGTCCATTAGAATAAACATCTATGTAATACGTAGCACTTGTATTAGAAACTGCATTACAAAAAAATTGAACAATATGAGTGCCTACAGCAGGGCTTAAATCTTCAGGATCATAAACGATATGTAAAGTGTCATCCGTTGTATTGTAGCAATCTCTCGCTACATATCCATCGGTATCATATCCACTATAATAACTGAAGTCTATTCTTTGTGGCTCTGTTTGGAATTCAAATAACTCACTCGCCTTTAAATATAAGAACGCTTTATCAAAACGTTGGTCTGTTAGGAATGCCCCTACAAAGTCTATCCCGTATTTTGTTTCTATGGCATCGAATACTCTTCTAACTTTTAACGCAGGGAACAACTCGTAGTAATTCATCCGTGTTCCTGTATGGAAGATATCAGTACTCGTGGAATCGTCATAAGTCCATACACGTTCTGAACTAATCAAAGGATATCTAACATCGTAATCTGTAGTATCCGTGATTCTCGCTTGTACTTCTGCTCCTGAATAAGTGTGTGTATAAGGTGAGAAATCTAATACGCTTAATTTATCGTCTTTGAAATAATCTTGTAGTGTTCTTACATCTCCGTAGAAAGTGATAGTGTAACTTTCAGCCATTCCCTTTTTTAGGTTCGCCTTTTCAAGCTGAATCTTTCCTGTTCGAAATTGTACCAAGTCTATCTCAATCTTTGCATCTCGTCTTAACTGATAGTCTAAAGTAGAATCTACATCTGTCTGATAGAAGTGCTGAAATATCTGATTATTTATAGGTGATGCAGGTACGGTAAAAGACTGCGAGAAATCTGTAAAAACTTTAGCAATATCCTGTACGTTCTGTACTGAAGATGTAATCTGAATCTGCTCATCATCGAATAATTCAAGTCTTTGATTCTCTATGTATACCTGTACTTTTCTCATTACAATACCGTGTTATTTATGTCGTATGCGTATTCAAGGTCTAATTGGTAGTTGATCATCTTCGTATTTATCTGCTTGAACATCTCCATAGAATTCGTGTTTAGCTTCACTGGCGAGTTATTCAATAGGATTCGTTCACTCATCATAATCTGTCTAATTACTTCAGAGTAACTATCATCTCTCCAATCAGAGTTTACTTGGATAGTTTCTAACATCACCGTGTTAAATACTTTACGCTGTCCTTCTAACTCGTCATAGTTATATAGAACATCTTGCATTAGGTTGTAAGTAGTATTCGTTGTGCTTACCGTGTTTTTGGAAGCCTTAAAGAAAAACTCACGCTGCCATGCTCCGTATCGGTTAATAAAGTCTATCACCACAGGAGTATATTTACATTCTATAATTGGCTTAAATGTAGCTTCCCAAAGCACGTTATTTGACGCATCAAGAATCTGCATTAAGTTTCCGTTGTCGTAATAGTTAGGATGTACTCTGTAACTTGTAACTACTCCAGTACTTGGAATTGTTCCGTTAGTTATTGTCCCCGTGTTTAATTCGGTGTACTTTAGCTTCTGTCCACTCTGTGCGCTCCATGTTACACTACCTGCTCTTTTTAGTGTATCAGTAGAAAGAACCGCAGCGGAATCATACTCAAAATGATAGGTTCCCTCATCTAATAATACGTATCCTAAATCAGGGTTAGTACCATCGTTATAACTTCCGTATCCGTCAAATACCTTATAAGTAGTCGTGTCTACAAGTACGAATGATGTACTAATCTTTTTGTATCTATTAACCGTTACATTGCACCACTCATAACCACTTAATGCCGTGTTTATGACGTTGTAGTTATTTCCGAAAGAAGCGTGTGAGATATATTCTTTTAAATAAGGCGAAATATTATACAGCGTCTCTATATCCGTAGCAGATGGAATTAACTTGCTTAATGTATAAGTAGGTGATGCGGGGGCCGATCCTGTGCCATTCCAAATGTATAACTCTACTTTTGTTTCTATTTGTCCTGTTTCTGCTATTCTCACAATAAAAGGAGAACGTGCAAATATTCTGTTTTCAGCCATTATTTAGGTTGCTTAATTATATCAAAAAATAGTTTACTCGCTTCTAATCCGTATTTATCTATTAACTCGTCAGGCAGGTTTTTGTATGCTGCTTCAAATGGCTTCGTGAAAAACAAACTTGGCTTTATCCCTTTTGAGTATATGCTCTTTGTCATTAACCACGCTGTAGATTTATAACTCATAAACTTACCAGTCTCTCTGTTCTTGAATTGGATTCTACGTCTTTGCACCCATTTCTCCATAGCTTCAGTTAGTCCGCCTTTCTTACCCGTGCCACTACCAAACTTAAACGGAGACTTCGGTGCTTTAGCAGAAGAACGTTTACCTCGAACACCTTGATCTTGATACGCCCCATACTCTTCCATAGAGAAATACATACCTATAGAATTAGGCATTGCTTTAACCTCGCCTTTAATAGACTGATGCAGCTTCTTTGAGACGTTTTTATCCTTTGTGGTAAGGTTTCTCTTCGCTTGGTTTACTACATGGTCTCTAAAGCGTTCTAAAGCCTTTTGTACTTCGTCTTTTTGCATTAGCAGATACTCATTTCGTTAGGCACTATAATATCAAACGTCATAGTCCATCCTGCGAGTAGGTTCTCAAATCTCTCCGTAAAGGGTTCGCAGCTTGGTACTCCGTCTAATTGGTATTCGTCATTTGATAGACTTCCGTTAAATAGACTTGCTGCTAATCGTTGACATACAGCTAACTGCGTATTGAGTACGTCTTGCTCGTTGTCGTTGCCTTTAAACACATCCGTTGTTTCGCTCTTAGATATGTCTACTATGTCCATAGCAATAACGCTAATGTTAAACCTCATTACGTTCTGTTCTATGTTCACATTATTTACCATAATATGTGACAAAGGGAATATCGTTTGTTTGTTTAAGTCTACCTCAAATATGCTACCTTCTGTAACTGTATTTACAAACGGAGATGCTATTAGTTCCGTTTTTAAGTTATCTATTACGCTATAAAATCCTACCATTTCTGCTGTTGTTTTTTAATCTGTCTAATTTCAATCTCTGTCTTTTGCTTCTCAAATGTCAAAAAAGTTAACGCTTTTACAAGGGGCTGTTTAGTGACTCTGTCAAATTCGAGAATGTTTCCTTTAGCTGCTGCATAGATTGATTGATACCATCCCCATTGTTTTCCGAATTGAGTTTGTTCCGAGTAGTCGTTTTGCTCATCTTCTTCGTCTCCTTCTCCAAATAGTCCGCTAAAGCTTCCAGTAATTCTATTCCTAAAGTCCAAAAAAAAAGCGAAGCTCCTAATGCAATACTTACAGGAGTGAACTTCATTAACTCTGAATATTCAGCCGATCCGTTATACTCCATAATCTCGTACTTGTCTCCGTCTTTCTTTACGATAGGTCTGTAAAGCACAGCCATAGCTTTGTGCATATTGTCCCAACTGCTCAAATACTTTTCGGCATCTATGTACTCACCCCAACTGATATTCTCTAAATCAGGGATAAATCCATACTCTATATCTCCTATCTTGAATCTGTTTCTGAATGGTTGCTTAACTGAGAACAATTTGTTAAAGTGTTCAACCATATCCGTTAGGTCAGTAGCTTTTATTTTCACTACGTCTTTTAATTCAATACCACAGAATAGCTGTATCATCTTTTCGGAAATAAATTCAGCATCGTTTGAACCATCAGCAGTCCTTCTGAACTCTTGGTAGTGCTTTAGTGGTATCTCGTCTAAACTTGTTGGTATTAACAATTCTAACTTCATAGTATTAAAACTTTTATTTCGTGTTTCTGTAGTTTATAACGTAGTTATACGCTTCGTTTAGCATTATCATGTGCTTTCTTATACTGAACATATCGTCAAAGACTATACGCACATTTTTTCCTGTGCGCTCTTTAATGTACTCTTGTACTACTGCTGTCATTTCCTCAACGGATGGCGTATGTTCCATAGCTTGTATTTAATCCTAATGTTTCCATTTCGTGGTAGCGTAGTGCATCTATAATGTGATCGTTCCCACTTGCTGGTTTATTTAACCTTACTCCCGTCTTATCTGTATCCCAACAATATGAACGTAACTCTTTGATGAGATTGGTGCTGTCTGACGTTACTAAATACTCTTGCCTTTGCATTACATCTATTCCGTAATTAATTGAGTCCTTGCCCTTCGTAACACCTTTAATCGTTATTCCTTGTCTGCGTATTTCTTCTATACTTTTAGGTTCAGCACTATCTGCATATACTACTACGTTTTTTTGTAGTTCTTTAGCTATGTCAGAGTTAAGCATACCTGTTCGATATACTTTTTCTCTTACTATTCTTTGGCCGTTGTATTGATATATTTCAACTATCGCAGTAGGGTCTACACTATAACCAAAGTCTAATCCTATGCCAATTAACCGTGCTTCAATCGGAATCGTGTCGATTATCTTCCAATTATTAAACACTACTCCTTCTAAGCTACCTACTAAACCAAGTCCGTAAACGTTCCACCAATTTCTCCAATACTCAGAAGTCTTAGCTTTCTCCTTGTTCTTTTCTATTTGGTCTATTATAGATTGATCTAAGGCTTCGTTATCCTTGTAGGTTAGAATTATGAAATCTGAATCGGGTTCGTCTTTCAGTTCCGTGTGTACCCAGAACTCATTGGCAGGATTAAAGTCTAAAAATACCTCTTTCTTCGTTCTAATAGATAACTCGTTGTACGCTTCAAACGTTACATTATTACACTCGTTTATGTACAATATATCACGTCTCGCTCCACGTAGTTTAGATGAATCATCTGCACTAAAGAATTCTATTACGCTGCCGTTGCCAAATTCATAGCGTAAAAGAGACTTGTTAAAGTTTGCGTCTATGTATCTGTTAGTCCACCTCATTATCTTTAAGAAGTCTTTTAATGCACCCCTACGTAAGTGAGGAATTGTTTCAGCCACTACGCTTATCTCAAGTCCTGATTGCCTTGCTGCTTTGTCTATGAGTATGGGTAAAATACCGAACGTTTTACCTGCGTTATCGTCCCCTCCTACTATCTTCAGAGGGGACTAAAGAGCGGAAGTTCCACCCTGAATAATCTTTATGCGATTCCTCAAGGCAAGAATCTTCCTAATTGCTGTTGTTACTTTAAACATATTGCCATTTAAATTTATAAGCAGTCTTATACTTTTTTTCTTTCTTACAACATTTAATAATCCCAAATGAATTAAAACCAAGTTCTCGTTTCACTTGATTTATACTTTCAAATTTACGGATTAAATTACCATATAAATCAAATTGTAAAATTGCTTTTGATTGAATATGGTCTTTACCACTTTTACTTTTCTGCAATCCATTTTTAAATGCGTGTAATTGATTTTCACTTGAAGTTACCCATTCTAAATTAGAAACGTTATTATTTGCTTTATTTCCATCTTTATGATTAACTTCTCTTTTGTTTAAACTATTATCTAAAAATGTTTGTGCTACTAATCTATGCACGGTAAAATAATGTCGTTTACCATCTTTAAATAACTTAGCCTTTTCATATCCAGTTTTAGAGAAGTTAGTCTTTAACATTCGTTCTTCTTTAGTTTGACTATTTGTACTTTTACCATTACCCAAACTTTTAATTTTCCCACAGGTAGAAATCTTATACAAGTTTTCAAATCCTTTTATATTTTGCCATATTTCCATACAACAAATATACTAAAGTTTTTTATATTGTATACACCCTTGATAAATTAATCTTCTAACTCTTTGTTATCTCCTTCTAAATCAAATAAAGGTTGTTCTATAATAGTAGTCTGTGTCTTTTCTACAAGGTTGTTTAGACGTTGTGTAATGGATGGATTATACATACCTGCCATACCACCTTCTATTTGGTCTGAGCGCACTTCTCTACGTATACGTGAACAGATAGTTAAAAATTTCTTGTACCTTCCTTTAGTATTTGCGAAGTAATGGCTTAAATCTCCTATTATTTCTTGGTCTGCACAATAGTTTTCGAAACCTTCTATCGTTAAAGGTCTTTCTTTCTCTCTATATACCATCTCTGCGTCTTTACCTACAAAGTCTTTTACTATGAATGGGTTTTCTTTAGTATGCTTTTTATAGGCTTGGAATAGTTCCCATAGATGTTCGGGTGATGTTATCTTATTAGGTCTTCCCATTTGGTTCGTGTTTTTATAAGTGTAATTTAATGCACTATTTATACTATTTCGTATTGTAATTTGTTATATAATTCCTAAAAAGTGTATTTAACTGCACTAATTAGGGTTGTAAGTGTATGCTTCAAATTCGTCTTTATCTACTGGGTGCAGCTCCATTAGACCTATCTCGTAGTCATAGAACACTATATACTTTGCTTCTGCTATAGTCAGCATAAGTTTTAGAGCGTTCCACGTTTTAAGATGGCTCTCAGGGTTTATGAATACTATGTAGTAATCACTTTCCAAACAGCCTACCGACTTCTCCGAGTTCCTTAACCACTTCCGCATTGTTGTCATAGTGTATTGTTATACCGAGTTCTTTCACCTTCTCTACTTTTGCTTTATTGCTTCCTGTAGCATATACTCTACTCTCAGGAATAGCCAAAGCCTTCGCACGTGTTAACATTCCGTCTTTTTCTTGCCTTGCTGAAATAATATATACGTCTGCGCTTTTATTGATCCATTCCTCTGCTAATTGCATTCCTTTAACTGTGCTTAGTGTTTCGTCATAGTCAAAAGAAACTTTCTCAGATGCCATATTTTCCTCAAATGCTGAACGGCATACCGCTGCACGTTGTTCTGTGTCATATTCAGATACCATCTTATCATCACCCATACATCTCTGCATAAAGTCGTTCATTCTTTCATATGGGTTGGGCTTAGGAATTGGCATCTTCGTACTCTTTATATATTTTACGTAACTGCATTACTATATCTCTCCAGCAAGAAGAACAGCTTGTAGGCTCCTGCTTTACATTTAAAACTCTATTGTACACTTTTAGTAGTGCGTGTTGATCACTTGGGCTTATCTCTGCCGTGTTTCTACTAAAGAATGTTTCAAGTATTCCGTGTTCGTCTTCCGTTAGGCAGTTAATCTTTCTATAAGGAAACATTTTATTTAGCTTCTCCTTACGCTTATCACATCCGCAATCCTCTCCAGCAATCCACTTGGCTACTTTGT